AATCACCTGCATGGTGGGAATTGACATAAAGCGCAAGAGGAAAAGCATTGAGCATGCCGAACAGGTCAAGCTGGTGCAGCGCGTCAGGGCTTTCCATCCGGATGTGCTGATTGCGGCAATACCGAATGGGGGCGACAGATCGGCGTCAGAGCGCGTTAGGCTGCATGGTGAGGGGGTACTTGCCGGAATGCCTGATCTGTGCGTCCTGAAGCGATCCAAGGGCTTTGGCGGGTTGTTTGTGGAGATGAAGACAAAGGTCGGGGTTGTCAGCAAGGAGCAAAATTGCATTGCAAAGCAACTTAACGATGAGGGCTATCTGTGCGTGATCGCCAGATCAGCCGATGAGGGTTTCAAAATCATTGAGGAGTACTTGGCATGAGCCGTGACACATTGGCTGAGATAGCCGACCAAAGCGCTGCGAACATTGCGGCAGCACAAAGCAAAAAGGCTGAACTCAGCGTAGCCAACAAGGCCATTCATGCATTCGGTGGTGAGGATGCCACATTTGAATTCATCGCAAATGGCGGCACAACATCCGCGCTGTGCAAGGCATTAGGTGTGGCGGTTACGACATTTGACAGGTGGCTTGACAGGGGCGGCGAGACGCGCCGATCGGCCTACGCGCAGGCGCGTGCGCGAGGCGGTCAAAGTTTAGCAGAACAAACCATCGACATTGCAGACGCTGCGACACCGCAACAGGCGCAGGTGGCCAAGCTGCGCGTGGACACCAGGCGCTGGCTGGCCGGCAAGCTAAACGACCAGTACAGCGACAAGGCCGCACCGCTGGTGAACATCGACCTTGGCAGCCTGGCACTGGACGCATTGCGGCATAGAAGTGTCACGCCCGTAAACGGGGTTGTCAATGATACGATTGACGAGGGTTAACCCTCAAATTCTGGGGGTCTGAGGCCAGCCGCTGGCCGCCGCCGCGACCCCCCCCGTCCCGCGCCTTGGCGGGGGCGGCTGATGCGGCACTCAACACCTACCAACCTGCATCCCTAAAAAAAATTTTTTTTAAAAACCCCTTGACAACCCGCCAACCTGCTACATAATTGCACTGTCAGTCAATAAATTAACAGGGAGAGCAACTTATGACAGTCTACGGGTATGTGAGGGTGAGCACTACGGAGCAGGTTGACAACACCAGCATGCAGGAGCAAAAGCGCCAGATCGAGGGCAACGCGATGAGCCACAACTTGGTGATCGACCAGTTCATCGAGGATGGCGGCGTCAGTGGCGCAGACCCCTTCTTTGCACGACTCAGCGCCAACAGCGTCACGCTCCAACAAGGCGACACTGTGATCGTGGCCAAGCTGGATCGGTTCAGCCGTGATTTGCTGGATGCCTTGCAGTCGATCAAGAAGTGCAAGGAGCTTGGTGTCAAGCTGATCATCAACGGCCACGGGGATGTCACCGACAGCAGCAACATCTACGCGCAGCTCATGCTGGAGATCCTTTGCAGCTTTGCCGGCCATGAGCGCAGGGTGCTGAAGGAGCGCCAGAAGCAGGGGCAGGCTGCCAAGCGCAAGGCTGGTGGCCATCTGGGTGGGTCGGCCAAGTTTGGGTATCGCATTGAGGGTGCTGGCCAAGCTGCCACCCTAGTGCCGATTCCCCATGAGCAGGCAGCGCTGGCGTATGCCAAGGAGCTGAGGGCGACAGGAATTAGTTTTCGGGCGATATCGGCAATTTTAAAAACCAGCCACGGCGTTATTGTTTCTCACGAAGCAATCCGCAGGGCGCTACAAGGAGAGACAGCATGAAGTTGATGCATGAACATGTGACGGGATTGTGCCGCCAGCCACTGGAGTGCTGGTACGAGTGGGAGGCCGCAGAGCCTGAAGTTAAAGAGGCGGGGGTAGTTATTGAGCCGGCTATCCCTGAACAGGTATATCTGGTTGAAGTCTGGGTAAATGGCGCTGATATATTCGAGTTAATCAGTGATGACATGAAAGAAGTAATTGAGATTGCGATTAAAGAGGATAGATATAAATGACGCCATTAAATCATGGCGGCAAAAGAAAGGGCGCTGGCAGACCCAGAGCCAATATATCTGTTAGCAGGGTATTAAAGTTATTCTCTGAGGGAGTAACTAAGAAAGATATAGCAGAGAAGTTTGGAGTTAGTGAAGTAACAATTGGTCGAATTATTAAAAGGGAGAAACGATAATGTGGAAATATCTGTGGACTGAATTGAGGTTGATGTTGAAGACCGTGACGCCGGCGCAGGCCGTGGCGCATGAGTTGATGCATGCCGAGCATGCGCTGCTGCAAGCTGAGTCTGGGGTCGAGTACGCGACAGCCTTGGTGACCTACAACAAGAATCGGGTGAAGCGGCTCAAGGCGTACATAGCAAACACTGAAGAAACAAAGGATGCATCATGACTACAAAAACAGGATATGGGCCAGCGTTTCCATGCGACATAGAAACCGGCATGAGCTTGCGCGACTACTTTGCGGCCAAGGCGATGCAGGCTTTGCTTGGAAATCCAGAAATTGACGGGGAGCCAATTGCTTACTCTCAGTTGGCTTACAAGTACGCAGACGCCATGCTGAAAGCGAGGCAAGCATGATCAGGCAATGCGATGCGGGGGGTATCTGCGCCCACATCCCGCAGTGCGATCACTTCTGCCACTTTACGAATGCGGAGCTTGAGCCAGAGACGCGCAAGATCGCGCCGTATCCGGCAGTGCCGCAGGACATTGAGCCAGTGCCGGAAACATGGCAGATGATCGGCAGTGTTGTGGTTGGCTTTGTGCTGGTGGCGCTGGTGGTGATAGCAGTCCTGTTTTTCTTCACGGGGCTTTACATTTGGAGTCTGCTGATATGAAAAAGAGCCTACACCTGAGAACTGAGTTCTTGCCGCGCAAGTGGCCCTGCTTTGCCATTGGGTTTTTTAGCAGTGGTGACGAGTTTGTGCTGCACCTGTACCTTGTGTGTTTCAGCATTCGATGGGGGTATTGATATGAAAAAAAGCTACATCACCGGAAGAAACCACGACTTCTACGATAAGGGCAAGGCGATGTTTGACCAGATAAAGGTACTGCCTGAGCACCAAGCCATTCCTCAGATTCCTCAAGAGCGTTCCTCAAAATACATGACTGTCTTTGAATTGATTGAGGCCAACGGCCTGACCCTGCATGGTGACATTGAACACTTTGCCGAGCTTGTCCGCGCTGATGAGCGTGGTAGAATGTGCGAACAATGCAAAGAGTGTTTAAATGAAAAGTCAACGAGCAATGAAGCCAATAGACCAGCGTTTTTGGGAGAAGGTGGACAAGCAAACTGATTCCGGATGTTGGGATTGGGAAAGCGCAATTCGCGGGAACGGATACGGAGCTTTTTTTACCCACTTGATTGAAGAAGGCCGCAAATGTCATGGGGCGCATCGGTACTCATGGATGCTTGCCAATGGGCCAATTCCTGATGGGTTATGGGTACTCCACAAATGCGATAACAGAATTTGCGTCAACCCAGATCATTTGTTTTTGGGCGACAGAACCGACAACATGAGGGATGCGGCAAAGAAAAAGCGTACCTGCACAATTGGCAAATCAAACTTCACACATTGTTTGAGAGGCCATGAATTTACCGAAGAAAACGTATGGTTGACAAAACGCGGTTGGCGAAGATGCAAAAAATGCGAGGCCATACGAAAACAGAATGCAAAAGCAAGGGGACAAGCATGACAGGATATTACTGCGTAGTATGCGGAAAGTTTTTACCAGCAGATGAGCATGGCGTTATCGTGCATGACAACGTGCCGCACCCTGTTGACATGGACTTTGCAGACGAGGAGAAGCCGCAATGACGCCTTTAGTACGGGAAATGGTCAAGATGGTATCTGTTGCTGACCTTGATCCAACGCAGATGCAATGGTTTGATGTGACTGGAGCAATCAAAGAATACATTGGCTACGACCAGCGCAAATATTTGCTGCATCCAGCACCCTATAAAAACATGATGCTGTGTGGAAAGACGGCGCAGGGTGATTTTATGTTGTCGGTGCTGGCAGAGCCAGCGGCAACGATTGTGACGGGTTGGATTATGAAACCAACAGGGTACAAAGCCCTTGGAACTTTTTTGTTTGCTGAAGACAATGGAGAACCAAAGACGGGCGAGGTTGACAAGCCAATTGACCTGCAAGACCAGTCAATGATGTGCGCGATTGTGACTATGTTTTACGCATCGTTAGACACAAGGGTTGAGGCGTATGTCCCGACAGTAAAAGACACGTTCACAAACCGCCGCAAGATTAAAGAGGGCAAATTGCCATCTTACGACTGGCATACGATAGTTATTGAGCCATCACAAGCAAAGCAAGAGCATCAAGGCGGTACACACGCAAGCCCACGCAGGCATCAAGCAAGAGGTCATTGGCGCACTTATAAGTCCGGCAAGCGCGGCTGGGTTAAAGAGTGCTGGCGGGGCGATGCAAGCAAGGGGGCGGTGTTTAAAGATTATGAATTAAGGGGACAAGCATGACCAAAGACGAAGCACTGAAGCTGGCGCTGGAGGCGCTGGAGAACATCTCAACCGCTTTGCGCGAAGAGGATGTACTTGGAAGCGACATTGAACTGATGCTGAACACTATCGCCGCCATCCATAAAGCCTTGGCACAGCCAGAGCAGGAGCCGGTGGCATACATTGATGTTGAACAACGCAGACTTCAATGGGCTAAACCCATGAGTTGGAATACACCGACTACAGTAAACCTACCAAAGATTCCTCTCTACACCGCCCCACCACAGCCAGAGGAGCGCTACTTCTGCCCCCGCTGCGGCAAGCGCACTGCTGACCTGACCACGATTCACACATGCACACCACCAACATGATCAAAAAAAATGTCTTTGCCGAGTGGGTTGAGCGATACCACAACGACCCTGTGCTGTTTGTCAAGGAGGTGCTGGGCGTAGACCCAGACCCGTGGCAAGAGCGTTTTTTGGGGGCGATTGCCCG